CGCGGCATTTCGTCTCATCGTACGAGTCGTAAACCCGGCTGATCTTTGCCAACACCTCTTGCCGGGCGTCCTCAAATGGCACTGACGCCAATCGCCACCCTATTCGTCGTTTATCGATAAGGACAACGATTTCATCGTACCTCTCCTCGAACGTCGGCCCCTTTGGCATCAGCTGGCGTCCGGGTTGATCATGTGCTTTAACGCCTCGCGCTTGACATCGGCAAGGGAGCGCGGCCCATCGGGATCATTGGAACGAGGTCCATCCGACATTGGGTCTGGCATATTGTCGCGAGCGAAAGAAAGACCAGAGGAACGCAAAGACTCGATGGTCATCTTTTGCGGGCGGTCACCGTCAACGCGGCAGTCCAGAGAGTCGATACTGGACAACTCGTCTTCCGCCTGCATCGCATCCAGCTCTGCCAGTTCGCGCTCCAGTTGGAAACGACTCTTACGTCCGCTCGATTGACGCGGCTTTTCTACCGTACGTACAGGCGCTGTTTCGACCGGAGTCGATGCAAACGCCTTGATAAAAGGCTCGGCGCAATAGCCGCAAACCTTGGGACGGACACCGCTGAACTCCGTCTTCATTCCGCAATTGGACTGACCGCAATATATGACGCTCATGTGTGGGTAGGATTGATGGTGAGAGAGTTGGGAGAGAAGTCAAGACTAATCGCTATCAGGACCCGATCTCAATTAGAGGTCTCCCACCTGCATAAGTCGCTGATCTATACGCGCTTCCGCAGCTACGTTGGCCACGACCTTGCCGCCCTTGGTGTAGCGACCGAGAAAGTCCTTGACTTTTGGCGCGAGATGCTGCTTGAACAGGTCGCCACTCTCGGTCTTGAACGCCTGTACTGCCCGGTAAACGCCAGTCGCATCCGCGTGCTCCTGATTGTGCTTGTAGATGAGCCAACCGATTGCGCCGAGGAGGAGAACGCCACAGCCGGCCAGCACCTGCGGCCCTGTGATAATCCAGATGAGACTTCCGCCGGCTGCGGCAATGAGGCCAACGGCAATTGCGACCCCACGTCCCACAGGCAGATAGATCGCCGCGACAATGCAGGCCAACGTGAGTCCGCCACAAATGAGCGAGATCTTGGACTTGAGCGCTTGGATGGCCGCAGCGTCATCGGCCCGCGCTTTCTCCAGCGCGATCACCCGATTCTGCGCATCCGCCAGCTCACCCTGCGCCTTATCGAGCTTAGCCCGATAGTCGCGCTCCAGCGCATCGCGTTCCGCCTGTAGCGCCACCAGCTTGTCCAGCGCCTGCTTGGTCGCGTCACTCAGCTTCTGATTCTCGGACACGGCGGCGCTGTGGGTCTTGCGCAGGTCGTCAAGCGAGGTTTTGGTCGCATCGAGTGAGTCCTTGAGCCGCTGGTTGATCTTGACCATCTGGTCAAACGTGGGCATAGAATGACCCAGTGCGACCCAAGCCTCGTTCACGAAGTCATTGACGATGATCTCGTCGCGGTCAGGCTCTGGAATCGTGGCGTACGTGGCATTCGCGCCATAGAGCCCATTGGTAGCCCCAGCAATTTGCCCCTTGAGTGAATCGATGATCTGCTGGAACTGTGCGTTGATCTGCGCCGTCTTCGCGTCCATCTGAGCCGCGAAATCTGCCCGCAATGTGGCGATCTCCTTCTCCTTCGCCGACTTGAGCTGGAGCGGGATTTTGTCGCTAAGCGATTGGCAGCCAGTCAAAAACAGGACTAGAACGAGCCAGACGAGACCAAGGGAAGACCGTGCCATTCCCGGCATTACACGGAAAAACGTCCAGATTTGGCAGATTTCGCCTAGGGCAGCCGTGCGATGCCCCAAATACCCCCGGACTTTTCGTGTAACTCCCCTACTCGCCATGAGCTGCCCCTCCCCCACTTCTATCGTCTCGACTCTCGATCTCTTGCGCGGCAACGACCAGAACCTCGGGCTGATCGTCACCAACTACGATGGCAGCATCTATGATCTGAGCGGCAGCCTGATCGTGTTCACCGCGAGGGAGAATACCTACGCTTCGCAAATCCTGTTCCAGCGGACGGGCGACATCGTCAGTGTGCCTAGTGGACTAGCCCAGCTCTCGTTCGTGCCGGCGGATACGGCACCGCTCGGGTCGCGCGAGTACTACTTCGACATCAATCTGACGGCCTCGGGCGGGATGATCACCACTCTGGCCTACGGCATCCTGAACGTCTTCCCGAAGTAACGTGCCGCTCGAACTGCCCTCACTCCAACTGGTGATGCCGCCGGCTCCGGCAATCACGTTTGTCCGACCACCACAGCCCACAGTCGTGTTCGCCTTGGTCGCGGGCGGCGGTCCGGCCCCTCAGACAGCCGGCGTCTATTCGCTGAACAGCCTCACGGGAGCCCTCACCCTTGCGGGCGTTGGCAATATCGCCATCGGTACCTCTGGCCAATCGATTCTCATCAGCGGGACTAGCGCGGGTGGAGTCACCCAAGGACAGCTTGACGCACTATCGGGATGGGCCGCTTCAACCGCGAATCTCCAATCCAGCGGATCGGCACTCTACACGCTTGTCACCGGACTCAGCGGGCAGGCGCGCACGGACTATGCGACAGTCTCCAACCTTGCCAGCACGGGCCAGCAAGCGTGGTCGGCCGCCCAGAACAACGCGCTCAACTTGTCGGGTGCCCTCGCGCAAAGCGGCGCGCAGTTGGGTACGACCATTGGTCTGACTGGCCAAGCGGCGCTTGCATACGCGACCAGCATCGGGGTGACCATCAGCGGCAATCTCACTCAAACCGGCGTTCAGCTAGTCGCGCGTGAGAACAGCATCGGTTCTACGCTTTCAGGCAATCTCACTACCACGGGTCAGGCGCTCTACAATCTCACGACAGGCTTAAGCGGTCAAGCCGTAACCGACTATGCGACAAAGACGAATCTGGCACTGAGCGGTTCTAACCTGTATGCGTTGACTACGGGGCTTAGCGGCCAAGCTGTCGCGACCTACGCCACCCTCACAAATTTGACGCTCACGGGTCAGCAGACGCTGAATCTGCTCGTTGGTGGCGATACCAACCTGTCAGGTAACCTGACCCAGACTGGAGTCCAACTGATTGCGCGCGAAAACAGCATTGGCGTTGCCCTGTCGGGAGCCCTTGCAACGAGCGGCACCAATCTGTACAACCTGATCACCGGCCTAAGCGGACAGGCAGTGGGAGCCTACGCCACAATTCCAAACCTTGCGCTTACCGGGGCCAACCTCTACGCCCTTACCACGGGACTGAGCGGCGCACTGGTGCAGCGTGATATCGACATCAGCGGAGCGCTCCAATCGCAAATCGTCGGGGGTGCCGGTACGGCGGTCAAGATCACGGGCTCCTCGAACCTGTCTGTCGCTGATTTCACAGGACTGGGCAGTGTCACGATTGTACTCTCAGGCAACAAGGTCTGGGTGAGTGGGTCTGCCAGCGCGGGCGGAGGCGTCACACAGGGTCAACTGGATTCGCTTTCCGGTTGGTC